CTAAGCCAATTGAATTTTTTTCTTTCCTGTTCTAGTAAATATGTAATCGAATTTCCGTGGCATATTTTTTAGAATATTTACTGCCTCTTCATTAAGCGGGAGAGGTCGACCACGTTTCGACTTAGCATTTTCAGCAGTAATAATAGCTACACCTTTGTCTAAGTCTACATTGCGCCACGTTAATGAAAGCAATTCTCCTTGTCTGGCTCCAGTCAGTAAGGCTAAGCTAACAAGGTCTTTCATCCACTTAAGCTTCAGGTTATTAATTAACTCAATAGCTTGCTCTTTTTCAAGCCACCTAACTCTAACCGTAGGTTCCCTCATTCTTGGAATATATAATTGTTCTTTAACCCACCCCATTTTATGAGCAAGTGAAAAAGCTCGCATAATGAAAGCTCTATATCTATTTTTAGATGCATTAGATAGCTTTCTCTTTCTCGCTGTACTATAAATAGGTAAAGAGTTAGCTATTTCTTCCCTTGTGATTGTTGATATTTTTCTTCCTTTAAAAATACCTAAGAAATATTTAGCTTGGGTCTGTTTATTTGAAAAACTTCTCTGCCCTTCGGCATCTTTTAAAGCAAGAATAATAATTTCATCAAAGATCTTATCTGGATGCTTATCCAATTTATCTAATTGCCATAAGTCATATTTCAACTTGTCATGATATTCTTGTGCTTTTATTTTGTCCGAGGTGTCAGCAGATTGTCTAATTCTTCCTCCATTTGGAGATGTGATATCAATCCAGTATTTTTTACCTCTTTTGTAGATCGGCATTTTGAAATTCTCCTACCACCGACTACACTTAGCCGGTAAATATTATTGTCATTAAACTGTGCTAGCTCAAATTTTTTCAGACTTCCGCGGTTTGCTCTCCATGATCCACCTACTCGAAACATAAAAAAATTAGTAGGATTTCGATATATAGTGTGACGAGAAAGCTTTAATTTCCTTGCGTATTCTTTCAGTGTGAAATAGCTGTCATCATCCATTGATCTCTCCCTTACATAACTCATAAAAACGCTGTAGGAACGTTGACTTTGCTTGTGGTGGCGTTAATGGATTAACAACAAAATCACTTGCTGGAATACCTTCAAGCATTAACCAATTACCACCAACATCGATTTCTAAATCACGTTTTTCAGTTGCTAGCATCATTAGATCTGCAAAATGAACTTCATTAGACATAGTTTCTGGCAAGCTATATTTTTTGCGGATCATCTTTTCTACACGTAATTCAATTAATTTATATTCAGGTAATAGTTTTTTAAGCGGCGACGGCAGGTCTTTTATATAAGCCTCGCTTGCATCGTGAAGCAGGGCTTCTAGTGCGAATTCAGGTGCAACTAAATAACTCGCATATACAGAGTGCTGAGCAACAGAATAAAAATTATCAAGCTGCCCATTAAAACGACATTCATTAGCTAATCCACTTGCAATATCTTGAATATCAATATCCTCGATCCGTACATCGAGGTAATTGAAGTGCTTATTTGTTGCTGTTGCAATATAAGTCATTATTCTCTCCACACAATTCTATAAATGCCACCAGAGCAGTGGCATTTGTACTATTAATTACGCTAAAAATTTGCCAATGAATGTTTCGATATCGCTTTCATCAAATTCATCACAAAGCAGATTTCTAAACTCTTGAGCAATCTGCTCTTCAAGGTTTTCAAGTTGAACAATGCGGAGCACTAAAATAGGAGTATCACCACCAGTGAGTATGCTGTAACGCAATTTAATGCTACGCTCTTTTAATTCATCATACGGAGTGCAGGTAAACTGAAATGCAGTAGGCATGACATCCTTACTTCTCGCCTCAACATTTTCTAATACTGAACGCTTAGCACTAAAATCGTTATCTTCATGTTCAGCAGAGCGTGTTGATTCAATCGTAATACGGCGAACAGCAGAAATAGCTTGTTTGATATCTAGAACATTACCGTCAGCATCGAACGCCATTAAATAATCGCGCCAATCTTCTAACCACTCAGCTAATTCTTTTTGACGATGTTTAACACCATCAATTTTTAATAGTGCAGCGAATGGAGCTGTTTGTTTTAATTTAATAACAGCCGTGTTATCAGCATGACCTGGTTCACCAATTGTGCCGATATTAAAAATCGTTTTGGCACTCATTTCATCGGCATCAATAAAGCAGCTAACACCTTCTTCAATTGCATTTTTGATTGAGTATTTAACATAGTCACTGATACTGGTTGTTTTCATTTCACCACGGAAACGGAAGCGACCTTCCTGTAAATTTTCCAAACTACTCACTTTAAATTCATTTGGAAGAACAATAGCTGGGCAAAGAGACCTTTCTATTGCATCGAGACTTAATGAAGCCACCGTCATATCTTGAATTTGCGAAATAGCGTTACCGTCTAATTGAGACATGAATAAACTCCTACTTATTTAAAAGTATTAAATTAAATGGATAGGTTTAATTAAAAATTAGGAAACTAATTAACGGATTTTAATTTTCCGTCGGGCTGACCTTGTAAAGAAAACAATTGACCTTGGTCCTCTTGCATAATGGTCAACTTGCCGCCTTTGCCTACATACATTGGCGTTTTGGTGGTGTCCTCCTCAGCCCGTTTCCCTCTAGGTGTTGGTGCAGAGAATTTAAGTTTATGAGTTATTTCAACTCGTTTTTCTTCCATTGAATTACTAAGACGAGCAATATCTAATTCAATAGTGACCTTGCCTTTTCCACCATTATTCAAAACGCCTAAAGCCACATCATTTAAAACAGCAGAGACTTTATTTTCAAAAACGCCAGCGTCTAATTCTGAAAGAAAGTCGGGGACATTTGTCTTACGATCTTCTTGGCTCATTTCTATAACCTCACTTTATCACTTCACACAATAAGAAAGGGCACTAGCTACAGTGGATACCTGATATGGACTGTCATGGATGAATGCCAGTACCCTTACTTATTGTTAGATTTGATAAAAATGGCTGACTGAGCAGAACATTATCACCACTCCCCTAGTGTTGGTTTAAGACTCAGCCAGCCATTGTTTCTCTTCACACGTAAAAATCATTTACTTTGTATCTGAATAGCACTTTTATTTGTGTACTCAGTTATTTCAGCTTTAATATTTTCTAATTGAGCCACCAGCACATCACGTCTTACATACAATTCAGATAAGTGGTCAATATCCTGCAATTTTTCTCTCATCCATTTAACAGCATCGGTACTCGTTAAATTATTTGGAAGTAAGATTATTGGTTCGGTTGTCATAAGTATTCTCAATAACTATTTAGTATAGATATTAGTAAACTTACATTTTAAGTCAAGAAAAAAATATAAGTTACCTTACATTTCTTTCTTTTTTTGTGAAGGGGGGGATTAGTCTAGATTTATAATAACTTGCTTAACTTTACCTGCTATAACGCAGTCACCATTTATCTGAATAGGGTTAAATTGAGGGTTTAAAGGGGCTAAGTATTTGTTTGGCCCATCAATAATAAGTTTTTTGATAGTGGCTTCATCGCTACCTTTTTGCTGTGCTATGACTATTTTTCCATTTATATCATCGAGATATCCATAATCAGGCTCAACTATAACCACAGCACCCTCAGGGATGCTTAACTCTCCATTGTAGGTAGTCATAGACTGCCCCTTAACTATTAAAGCAAATGCTTTATCTGACAGTTTTAAATTAGTATCAATGTATTTGTAATTACCAGGATCTGACTCGCAATACGTCTCAGTCCATTCTCCAGCCTGCACCCAACTAATGATTGGTATGGGTTTATAAATAGACGTTTTTATTTCAATATCATCCTCAGGAAGCCCTACTCCAAACATTAACCATTTTGGATTGCAGCTCAAAACAGATGATAGCTTTAATAAGCTTTCTGCAGATAAACCTGTGTTGTCACTTTCCCATTGAGTAACCGCTGATGCTGAGATTCCAACTCGTTCAGCTATATCTTTTTGGGTCATTTTCAACTGTCGTCTACGTTGCTTTATTCTCTCTCCTACTGTTTCCATAAATAGCCTCAAATTCACGTATAACACGTAAGTAATCTTACATTTTATTGACATTAGTATCCTGCTACATTAAATTGTAAGCATGCTTACTTTATGGGGAGTGTAATGCTTAAAAATTTAGTTTTAGAACATTTTGGGGGAACAGTAAAAACGGCTATTGCGCTTGGTGTATCTCATAGTGCTGTTTGCCAGTGGTCGATTATTGTTCCTGAAAAACAAGCTTTAAAAATAGAACGGTTAACTAAGGGATTCCTTAAATACAACCCCGAACTTTATTCAAACAATAACAAAACCGTTTAAAGCAGTTAACTACAAGAATTTATCAATGGTGGTAGGAAATGAGTAACCAATCAATAAAACAAGTAGTGAAAGAAATGTGTGAGGCGATAGCTGGTGGACGCGAGGCAATGGCTGGAGCACTTGGTCTGTCTTTAACTTCATTCAATAACAAACTTTACGAAAAAAACGGGTGTCGTTCTTTTGATCTGAACGAATTATTAGCGATGCAGGATATCTCTAAGACCGTTTTATTTGCTGAATTTGTCGCTCATGAATCGAACCGTCTACTCATTGACAAAATTAGTCCTGCAGAGTTGGACGAAACTGAATTGTTTGTACTGCGTAGCAATGTTGACGAAATGCAGGGGCGTTTAGCGTTAATCATGAAAGACAGTTTGGCTGATGGCGTTATTGACGATGATGAAGAGCAAAAAATAAAAATGATGTTGGATGGATTAATTTCGCAGATCCGCACATTTATGAATGCGTTTGTTTCGTTACATCAAAAGAGAAATTAAAGATGGCTATATCCAGAAAGGGTGAAGCCAACGATGTACGGTCGCTGGCTTCGGTTTGCAAATTTCAATTGTGTGAAGAGAAATTAGCATGAGTAGATTAACAAACTTGACACACCGTACGCAAGTACGAGTTTCGATACGGGGTGGTCGTTTTGTCTATGAAATTAAAGTACCAGAAGGCTATGAAGAAACCAACTACCCGTTTATGCGTTGGTTGGTAGATGATTTCAATTCAAATCATGGTGTAAGAACGGGCAATGAGCAATGAAAATCCAAACCAACTTGATCGCTACTACAAAAATCACAGGGGTATCGTTGTTCATGTTGTTCGTTATGACAGAGAAAAACAGCGTGTCATTTTTATGCTGGATGGTTGTGATGATCCGCAATGTGAGCCTTTGCAACGATTCAAAGAGAAATACACCAGAGTTAAATAAGGCGGCGCTATGACGACTATTTTTGATGTTGTACAGGCCATGTCGGGACAGAAAAACGTCATTGTTATTCCTGTTCCCTATTTAGACTTTTTCAAGGGTGATCAGCAAGCTCATGCTTTGTCTGCAATTTTAAACCAACTTGTCTTTTGGTCTGGTGTTTCCTCAAGTGCTGACGATGGCTGGTTCTATAAAAGCCACGAAGAACTGGCAGAAGAAATTCACGGGCTTTCTGGTGAAGAGCAAGCTCGACGCCTCGTTGATAAATTACGTAAGAAGTATTTCCCTGGTGTGATTGAAACTAAGACAAAAAAGGTCAATGGAACACCCGTTACTCACTACAAGATAGATGGCAATAAACTTATCTCTATGATTTTTCCGTCTATTTCTGAAACGTCGAAAGTGAGGAATGGAAACGTCGAAAGTGAGGAATCGGAACGTCGAAAATGCGGAATGGAAACCGCAGAAATGCAGAATCATGGAAACGTCGAAAATGCGGAATCCTATCTTTATACAGATCTTAACTCAGATAAAAACTTACAGATCACTAAAAACCCTTCGTCGCAGAATTCTAACGAATCCAGCGACCAGCCGAAAAATGATTTTTTAACTCGTTATCCCGAAGCAGTGATTTACAGCGCTAACTTCCAGAAATGGGGAACTGCAGACGATTTAAAATGTGCAGAATGGTTGTTTGCTCGAAAATGCGAGGTGTTCGTAGATATGGGACTTCAAGCACCTAAAGAGCCTAATTTCACGGAATGGGCTAACGACATTCGCCTGATGAGCACAATTGACGGGCGTTCTCACAAAGAAATTTGCCAACTCTACAAACGCATTACTCAAGACGAGTTCTGGAAAAAGAATATTCAATGCCCCCAAAAACTGAGGGAGCAATGGGATAGCGTAACGCTGCGCCTAGCTGGTGATGAAAAAGTTGCTATTGATACTGTCGAGCGCGATGAAACATTTCTATTAATTTTTCGAACTGGATGGAAACCAAAAAACAGAATTCAAGAGTTGTCAGCGGTTCAAGCCCGCAAGAACGGACTAGGTAGAATGAGTGAGGTTGCTGGGTTATCTGCATGGCGTGGTATCTGGAAACAAGTTGCAGAGCAAGTTGCACAGGAGGCCAGCAATGATTGATTACGCACTGAAATTACACGACTTGAAAAGCCAATCTTCTCATAAATTAAAGGAAGTTGGCGATCAGTGGCGCACCCCTGAAAATCTGTACTGGGGTATCAATTCGCTCTATGGGCCTTTTACGCTAGATCTCTTTACCGATGCACAAAACAGCAAATGCCCTCATTTTTACACCGTTGAGGATAATGCGCTCACTCAAGATTGGTCGGAAAAACTCAAAGAAATCGGCGGTTCAGCTTTTGCTAATCCACCATATTCACGTAGTTCATATCATGAAAAACAAGCTGTTACTGGTGTTAGACATATCATGAATCATGCGTTAGCCATGCGTGAAAAAGGCGGGCGCTATGTTTTCTTGTTGAAAGTGGCCACAAGCGAAACATGGTGGTGTGAAGAGGCCGATCATATTTGTTTTATTCGCGGTCGTGTTGGTTTTGACGTTCCTCAATGGTTTGTTCCTGCGGATGAAACTCAAGTGCCAACAGGGGCATTTTTTGCTGGTGCTATCGTGGTGTTTGATAAAACGTGGAATGGTAACGCCATTGATTACATTCAGCGTAGTGAGCTAGAGCAAATCGGCAAAACATTTATTGAACAGGCAAAGTGGCTTGTATCGAGAGGTGTTGCATGAAAATCACAGAGCAAATTTTAGCGTTATACAAAGTTGGTGAAGTAGTGGATCGCGACATTGTTACTCGTGATTTAGACATTAATTTAGCTGGCGCATCAAGGGCATTAGCTCACCTTTGGAGTTTGGGTGCATTAATCAGGATCAGCGAAGTGCGCCCATTACGTTACAGAGTAACTAAAGAGGCAGAAAGAGTTCATTCAGCAATAACAGAATCACGAAAATCAGGTGAGTCAGTCTACATTGAAAAACTGAATATTCAGAAAACTAAAAAATGTGCTTTGCCAACTATTAAATGGGTAAAACACGCGACATCTAATTTTTCATTAATGGGGAAATTACCAACTGAGCCCTACGATTCGTTAGTTAGAGCAGCACGTAATAATAGGAGCTGATAATGATAACTAAATATATGTTGTTTGTGGCGTTTTGGTTTGTAGTGACATTACTGATTGGTCTATGGGGGACTTATGTCTGAATTAATACTCACACTCCCATTTCCACCAAGTGTTAACTCATATTGGCGAAATATTAAGGGTAGAACGCTGATCAGTGAAAAAGGGCGTAAGTTTCGAACTAATACCATCGCTTCTGTATATGAGCAGCTAAAACGAAAACCTAAAGCAATTAAAGAAAATGTCTCCGTCCTGGTTCGCTTATATCCACCAACAAAACAGCGCAGAGATATTGATAATTTTTTAAAAGCCCCATTTGATGCATTAACACATGCAGGGGTTTGGGAAGATGATCAGCAAGTGAAACACATGGATGTGATGTTAATGGAAGTCGTAAAGGGTGGAAAGTTAGAAATCACTATCCGCTCATTTAATAACGTGATGTACGGTCACGAGTAAAAGTGGAGAGAAATAGCATGAATGGATTAATTGTTATTGATGGTTTTCAGGTTCGTAGAGATGTAGCCGGTCGTTATTGTTTAAATGATTTACATCGAGTGTCGGGTGGTGAAAAACGGCACCAACCGTCAAACTGGAGTTCATTGGCTCAAACAAAAGAGTTAATTGATGAAATTTCGACCGCTCCTGTGATCTCAGGAGCGCCTATTGTTACTGTTGCTGGTGGATATAACCAAGGTACCTATGTCTGCAAAGAATTGGTTTACGCTTATGCAATGTGGATCAGTGCTTCTTTTCATTTAAAAGTGATCCGCACCTTTGATGCTTTAGTGACACAACAGCACCAAGAAAAACTCAGTGATAAGGTTCAAGCCGGTGTGATATTGCTAGAATCTATGTCTAAAAGTTTAAATTTCTCCAACTCATCAAAGTTGGGTGCCTATCAAAAATTACAAACAATGGCTGGATTACCTGAGTTAGCCCCTGTTTATGCGATTGATGCGCCCAGCGGTTCTATGGATGGTTCAAGTCGGCCAACAGTTGCACTATCAACGCTGATCAACAAACACAACTTACCTATTTCAGCACGACAGGCCTACAAACGATTAGCTGATCTTGGCATTGTTGAGCGGTTATCACGTCCAAGCACGAAAACAGCTAACAAAACGAAGGAGTTTTGGTCTGTTACGGCAAGGGGTTGTCAGTTTGGTAAGAATATGACCAGCCCTAATAACCCTCGTGAAACCCAACCGCATTTCTTTGAGAGCAAAACGGATGAGTTGATCCGCATGGTGATGCTGAATAAACAGGTGAGTGTATGAAATTATTATTAACACCTTATATTCAAAAAGAGCTTGGCGTTGTGTTACTTAAACCGGGCGCTGAATTACTCGAGCAATTTAAAAAGCACAACCGCGTAATTATTAGTGATGTACCTAAAAGTTTAGACGTTCTCCCGTCAGGTGTTTTAACGGGTGATGAGCAGCCATTATTGAATAACAAATACATCATACAATTTCTCAATAGTAAAAAAGTGGTTCATGCGATAGATAAGGTTGCCCCAATGGATATGTGGGTAACTCGTAATATTCATTGCTGTCAGATTGACAACGATGAGGATAATTATCATCACCATGAATTAGTAACAACCTTTCATGAGGCGGGGGTGATCCGCACTTGTTGGTACCACGATAATCATATTCGTCATTCATCGGCTGTGTGGGTAGCTGAATTAGCCCATGAAAATCGTATCAATTGGATGATAGACACTATTCGTTTTCGTTTGAGGTTAGATGATAACCACCAGCTAACTATCCCAGACTTTTTCACATTTGCTGTTATGCATGGTGTTGTTGATGAGTTGCACGATGCCATATTGCGGAGAGTGTTGGATTGGCCTGTGGAGCCTAAAGAGCGCAGAGTGCATGGCGGTTTTCCTGAGGCTGACATTATTCCAAGTAACGTAACAGTATTATCTGCAATGAATGAGCGTTTAGATGCGATAAAACCCGTTATAAAAGTCTCTGTCGATCCTGAGCCACCAGCGTCATTTCTTCTTAAACCTAAAATGCAACGTTGGAAAAGCACCAACTGGCTACAATGGGTGAAAACTCAACCGTGTTGCGTGTGTGGGCAACAGGCTGATGATCCGCACCACATCATTGGTCATGGTATGGGAGGTATGGGAATGAAAGCTCACGATTTATTCACTATTCCATTATGTCGCATTCACCATGACGAGCTACACCGTGACCCAAAACAATGGGAAACCACTCACAGCAATCAAATCGAGTTGTTATTTCATTTTTTAAACCGGTCGCTAGGTATCGGTGCATTTATTTAACGTGTGTACGGCACGAGGAGTATTAGGCATGAGAGATATGCAGGAAGTTTTATCGCGTTGGGGAGCATGGGCATCTAATGATAATAGTGGTGTGGATTATTCTCATATAGCTGCAGGGTTTAAAGGTTTAATACCACCATCATCTAGTTCACGCATTGCGTGTAGTGATGACGACGGGTTATTAATTGATGGTGTTATTGCTCATTTAAAACGAATTAGAAAAGAAGATGAATTGGAGTTAATTGTTGCTCATTATATTTATGGGTTATCAAAGCGGAGCATTGCTAAATCGTGGAAAGTGAGTGAAGGGCGCATTAGACAACAACTTCAAGTAGCTGAGGGATTTGTCGAGGGATGTTTGGCTATGTTAAATGTTCCTCTTGAAATGGATGTTGAGGTAATGAAATCACCAAAAATTATCGATTCAAAAAAAGCATTAGTGCGCTACGCAAAAATAGTGCTAATGTGATAAGAGTGAATACGTAGTCACCTAACTTATATTATGAAACCTCGCTCCGGCGGGGTTTTCTTTTTTCATGCGCTCCTAAATTGCTTTATCTCTCACATTTTTTTCTTATTTATCTAAATATTAAATCGCCAAATTGGTCGCGACTAAGAAGGCACCATAACTATGGAGTATTTATTATGTGCAAATAAGCGGTTAAACCGCAATTACTAGGTGATAATGGTTAGGTAATGACTAACCCCTGAGTAGCATGATAGCTAGCCTGTGTAGCGACGGGTTAAGGTTAATATATTAAAAATAGCTCTTAAAGCAGTGTAAAAGCCAAATACACACCAGTTATTAGCGGTCAATAGACGGCAGTTCCCAAGGGCATGGCGTGACCACTACGAAAGTGTGGTTAAATACAACTTGCTGTTTTACCTGTTGATTGCTTGATATGTGATCTAATAGTAAGAATAATTTAACTATTTAACATATTATCTCTTTGTGTACACAACAATAAGAGGTATTTATGTATCATCATTACTATGTTCACACATCTACTGATAATCATGGTGATTATGAAGTTCATCAAGATGGTTGTAACCACATGCCTAACGAGTCAAATCGGCAATATTTAGGTTATTTTACCAGTTGTGCTCAGGCTGTTTCTCAAGCAAAGGCTAATGGATATAGAACCGCTGATGGTTGCTACTGGTGCTGCAGAGAGTGTCACACGTCATAAATAAAAATGTATGAATTAATTAAAGATCGCCTAGGCGGTCTTTTTTATTATCTAAAATAAGGAACGAAATTATGTACGCACTTAAATTAATTACTGAACGTGAAGGACGTAAAGTGGAAGAAGTCCACTGCTTAGGTGAAATGTACCGCTTAGAGTTTTATCCTGAATCAGAAAATAAAGATATCGTGGCGCGGGTTGAACACATAAAGAAAGACGCCATCCCATCATTTGATATTAATAGAACAGATCGCGCTTATATTACGACAGTAACAGGTGATACTGTTCGGGTTATTTCCAGAGGCAGAAAAGCTTGCCAGTAAGGTCATTTCGGTGGCCTTTTTTATTGGAGAAAATATGAAAAATTTATTTATTAATCTATGTATAAATCTATCTGGTAAGACTAAAGAGCAATTAGGCTTAGCTTGGTCATTTCATTATTTCGTTACCCGATCTAAATATAAAGCTTATTGGCGAGCGGTATTTCATTAATTATCGAAAACCTCATGCAGAGATATCGATAATTGCACACTAGGTGGAGTTGTGCCCACCATCTATTTACACATTGCAGACCACAGTATCAATCACACACACTAACCACTTCACACAAGAGCTGTGAGTCTGCTCCCCTTTAACTAAACTCGGACACTCCGTAGGGGGTGTATATGCGCATGGAAAAATTGACCAATGCTACCTACGGAACAGCTGGCTTAACTGCCTTTTTTGCAAGTCTTTCACTTTATGAATGGGGATTTGTAATAGGGATGGGATTCAGCATGCTCCTTGGATTATCAACTTATTTTATGACACAGCGGGAACAGCGGAAACGAACAGCGTTATTTGCTGAATTAGTTCATCGAAATTGTTCTAGTGATCCGCAGGACATAGAAAAGATAGTTGGCGAGATGCTGACTAAAGCTAAAAAGGACATTTAATGAATCTAAAGCAAAAGGTGGCTGCAGTTGCGAGTGCTGGTGCGGTCAGTATTGCGATAACAGTGATCGGTTACTTTGAAGGTGTTCGTTATGAGCCTTATCGTGATGTTGCTGGAATTCTTACGGTTTGTTATGGCCATACTGGAAACGACATCATTCAAGGTAAGACATACACACAACAAGAGTGTGACGAGTTACTGCAGAAAGACTTTATCAGAACGCAACAGCAAGTTGATGTCCTGGTTAAAGTGCCGGTAGATGATAAAACAAAAGCTTCTCTATATTCCTTTGCTTTCAATGTGGGTACCACAGCCTTTGCACGTTCTACATTGCTAAAGAAATTAAACGCAGGTGATCAGTACGGTGCTTGTGAAGAAATGAAACGTTGGGTTTATGCTGGTGGAAAGGTTTGGCGAGGGCTAGTCAGTCGTAGAGATGCGGAGTCAGCACTATGTCATGGAAATCTTTAATCCTCATTCTAATAACCGTTGTTGCAATATTACTAATGGTTTCTTTTTGTGTGTATATCTCAATTGATAATTCATGTGTTAACGATAAGGCAAGTTTAGAAAAGCGCTGTCAGGTAGCTATATCACATCACAGGTACTAATTATGAAGCACTGGAAAATTTACATTGTCATTGTGATGGTGGGGATTGTTGCTGGTGGTTGTGCGTTGATTAATGCACAAGCGAAAAGAATTAACACACTGACAGAAAACAACAAAGAACTTACTGCCACACTCGAAGATCAGAAGGCTATCAATACTGATTATCAAGTACGTATAGAGCGACTAAATCACCTCGATATTAAATACACTCAGGAGTTAGCCAGTGCAAAGAATGAAATTGATAGGTTGCGTGTTAGTGCTGAGCGCAATCCTGAACGGGTGTACATCAAAGCCAACTGTCCAGAGAGCACCAGTAATCCCACCACCAGCATGGCTAATGCAACCACCGCCCGACCTACTGACACCGCTATCCGAAATTATTGGTTACTCAGAGAGCGAATTGCACAGTCAGAGCAAATAATTGAAGGGTTGCAGGATTACATTAGAGTGGAGTGTGTAAACAAAAAAAAGCCCAGCATGGGTGCATGGGCAAACTAACAATATATCAATTAAAGTATAGTGATATTTGCTTAGTATAGCTTAAGTAAGTATATATACCAGATTGATAATTCTGATTAACCCATCTCCTACCTAAATAAACAACGCAAGATAAAAATAACCCTGTGATTTTGGGCTTCCTCAGGGCTTTCACTGGTATGTGTGAAAACAATAGATTACCAATAACCAATAAGCTCAATTGTTAATAATCAACGTAAATTTTTAGAAAACAATCACCTCGCAATAGCGGGGATTTTTAATGCGTTGCATTGTCGCTGTTTCCTATGTTAGCCATGACCTGCATTTCCTCACAGCGAGCGCATGGTGAGAATCAAAAACAATGAATCCACTCGTTTTTAGTATGAGTAGTAACGTCAGCTATGAGAGAAGAAACGGCGTGACTATGGAGAGACATAAATATATTTAATTCTACAAACGTCATTCATTGAGTGGCGTTGATAGAGTTTATATCGATAGCCATCAGTTAATAGCTGGTGGTTTTTTATTGGAGATAGATATGTCAGATAACATTATTAAATTAAAAGTCTCAGTAGATACAAGCGAGTTAGATAAGTTAGAAGAACAACTAACCCGTATTAAACAATTGATGCAAGATGTAGGTATCAAGGTCAGCATTAAATCAGAGCAAAGCAACGATTTCTTTATTACAGCTCTAGACAAGTGTTTCATTAAAGATGCTGTCATTGATTCACCAAAGATTAAATTTAGTGCATCGGGTGATGCGGTATTTAGTGGTGTGCTTATCAATAATAAGTTTGATCGGGACATAAGGATTAAGGCAGAAGGTTTAATGAAGCAAGCAGAGTCAACCAGTATCGCTATTGCTGAACTAATGAATGCACGGGTAGCAGATCAACAAGCATGGGCTGAGGCTATTAACAGAACGTGGTGTAGCCAGAAGTAAAGATAGATAAAGAATTATTTAAATAATAATTAAATAAAAACAATTAGTTAATTCAAAAGGTACTCCCGGCGGGGTACCCTCTCCACGGGGCGACGCGCACGCGGGAAACGGCTAGTTTTCTGATTTCCATGGTGTCAGCAGCAGGTCTCCTAATTTATTGATATATATAAATATAAACAGCATTGAGATGACGATATTTTTTAACTGCTGTCACCTCAATGCTATTTATCATATTGATTTTTATTAAAAAACAAAAAATTCACCTGACCAAGTGAGGTGTCGATGTCTAATGTCAGCAATCTGGGAGACGCCTATAACTGGAGTGTTGCAAAGATTGCTGAGGCATTCGGGCTAAACCGAGGCACAGTCAAAAAGAGATTATTAGAAGCCAATGTTCCCATTGCTAATACAGTCAGAGGAAACCCTGTTTATGCATTGAGAGATATTGGGCCAATAATTTTTGCAGATAACAGTAAGGGTGGGGAAGGGATTCAAGATCCTGACCTTATGTTCCCTAAAGATAGAAAAGATTGGTATCAATCTGAAAATGAAAGAATTAAATTTGAAACTACATTAAAACAACTTATTCCAGCATCAGAAGTTCATCGAGAAATGGCGGTTATTATCAAGGCGATTGCTCAGGTTCTGGAAACGTGGCCAGACAGGTTAGAGCGAGATCACGGATGGAATGCAGAACAATTAGTGCAAGTTCAAATTGTTATTGATGAAATGAGAGAACTGTTATCAAGTGAAGTAAATAATGCAGAAGCGATGGAGGAATAATGACAGTAAGATTTGCTTCCGCTTCATCCATTCGGCGTGATGTATCTACATTATTAAAACCACCAAACAGATTACCTGTCGCGGAAGCCGTTAAAAAATATATGAGAGTTCCTCTTGATGGCGGTAGTTCATTACCTTGGGATGACACATTAACACCTTACATTATGGAGCCTATGAATTGTTTAACATCAAGGCGTTATGATGCTGTTATTTTTGTTGGACCAGCTCGAACAGGTAAGTCATTAGCATTAATTGATGGATGGATTGTTTATACCATTGTTTGTGATCCTGCTGATTTTTTATTAATTCAAATGACAGAGGATAAAGCCAGAGAGCACTCTAAAAAACGGCTAGATAGAACATTTAGAGTGAGCAGGGAGGTATCAAAACGGTTAAGCCCTCGCACAAACGACAATAACGTTCATGACAAAACATTTAGAGCAGGAAACTACCTGAAGATAGGGTGGCCAACCGTCAACATTATGTCATCTTCAGATTATCGTTTTGTTGCTTTAACTGATTATGACCGTTTCCCTGAAAATATTGACGGTGAAGGCGATGCATTTTCACTAGCATCAAAACGGACAACCACCTTTATGTCTGCTGGCATGACGCTGGTGGAAAGCTCTCCTGGTCGTGAAATAACAAATACAAAGTGGAGTCGAACATTGCCTCATGAGGCACCACCCACAACAGGGATTTTATCACTTTATAACCGAGGTGATCGCCGTCGTTGGTATTGGCCTTGTCCACATTGTGGTGAATATTTTCAACCTATAAAAGATAACATGGTTGGGTTTTCATTAACGGACGATCCCTTTGAAGCAGGTAAAAACGCCTATCTTCAATGTCCTCACTGTTTATCAAAGATAGAACATGACCAAAAAAGAACATTAAACAATAAAGGCGTATGGCTAATAGAGGGGCAATTGATTGATAAAACAGGAAAAATAACTGGAAATTCTCGCTATTCAAGGTTTGCCTCTTTTTGGATGGAAGGCCCTGCTGCGGCTTATCAAACATGGGCACAATTAGTGAATAAGTTTGTTGGTGCAGAGCAAGAATATGAATTAACGGGCAGTGAAGAAACATTAAAGTCAGTAACTAATACGGACTGGGGTTTACCTTATTTACCCAAAGTTGCACAAGAACAGCGTCAGAGTGATGAACTGATTAATCGCGTAGAAAATTGGGAAGAGTCAGTGATCCCAGACGGTGTGCGATTCTTGGTTGCCACGGTTGACGTACAAGGCGGTAAAAAACGACGCTTTGTGGTTCAGGTGGTCGGTTACGGCGAAAAAGGCGAACGTTGGGTGATTGACCGATTTGAAATCACCCAATCCCTACGTTATGACAATAACGGCGAATGCCGTCGAATTGATCCGGGTTCGTATCCCGAAGATTGGCAAGTATTAATCACCGATGTATTAGAGAAAACTTATCCATTGCAACATTATCCTCACCATGAAATGGAAATCATGATGTTGGGTGTGGACTCCGGTGGTGAAGATGGCGTTACTGATAATGCGTATAAATTTTGGCGTCGCTGTCGAAAAGAGGGATTACACCGTAAAGTCTATCTCTTTAAGGGCGACGGGCATAAACGCAGTAAGTTAATTACTAAATCATTCCCCGATAACACCAGTCGTTCTGAGAGGCGCGCCCAAGCAAAAGGGGATGTGCCTCTTTATTTACTGCAAACAGATCAACTCAAAGACCGGATCAGTTCTGCGTTATCGCGCGATACCGTAGGACCTAATTATATTCATTTCCCTGATTGGCTGGATGAATCGTTCTATGACGAGTTGACGTATGAAGAGCGTGATGAAAAAGGGCATTGGGAAAAGCCGGGTCGAGGTGCTAATGAGGCATTTGACCTGATGGTTTACGCTCATGCCTTGGTGATATTAAAAGGGTACGAAAATATTAATTGGGAGAAGCCGCCTAAATGGGCAAGGTTACCTGATGTTGCTCTTTCCTCACCTCCTTCAATCACTGATATTGCCACAGAGCCTGAAATAAAACCCTCACCCGAAACCCAAAAACAGGAAACGTCTGCGGTATCTGCATGGGCACCGGTATCAAACAGCGGAGGCTGGATATGACGAAAGAAGAAATTGAACACATGATTGAGCAATACCGTTTAGCGGAAGAGGCGGTATTAAAAGGTAAATCTATCACCTTTAATGGACAAGCCATGACAATGGAAAACCTCAACGAAATCATTAAGGGTCGTGAGCGTTGGGAATCTCGTTTATCGGCGTTGATATCGAGAAAACGAGGCAATCCGATGTATAAATTAGCGAGGTTTAGATGACATTATTAGACAGCGCTATTGGTTATTTTGCGCCAAACTGGCAAGCCTCACGCCTCCGCTCTCGATTACAAATTAAAGCCTATGAAGCCGTTTTACCCACTCGCACTCATCCTGCTAAACGTGAAAATCGTAATGGTAACCAACTGACTCAATTTGGTGGGACTTCATTACGGGAGCAAGCGCGATGGCTAGATAATAATCATGATATCTCTATCGGTATTCTCGACAAGATGGAAGAGCGCATTGTTGGGGCAAAGGGCATTATTGTTGAACCGCAACCTCTCGATGGTGCAGGGCAAATTCATGAAGATTTAGCCTCACAAATTCGTCAAGCCTGGGCGGAGTGGTCAGTGTTACCCGAAGTGACAGGACAATTTAGTCGCCCGGTATTAGAGCGTTTATTGGTTAGAACGTGGCTACGTGATGGTGAAGTATTTGCTCAACTGGTCAAAGGTAAAGCCAAAGGGTTAGAACCTCAAGCCAATATCTATTTCTGGCTCGAAGCCTTAGAGCCTGACTTTGTGCCGATCCACATGAATATGCCTGAAAGTAAGATCATCCAAGGCATTAAATTTAATGATTGGGGGCGACCCACAGGGTATCAGGTGTATAAAAACCTCCCACAATTCAGTGCCAATTTAGGGGATATCAAAACTATTGATGCCGAAAATATGTTGCACCTGAAATTCACTCGGCGGCTTCATCAAGCGCGAGGTGTTAGTTTGTTTTCGGGGATCTTAATGCGCTTAAGTGCGTTAAAAGATTACGAAGACGCAGAGTTAACTTCTGCACGTATTGCAGCTTCGTTAGGTATGTACATCAAAAAAGGGGATGCCGGTTCTTTCCCTGAGGGTGAATACGACGAAGATGAACAACGTAACATCGATATTCAGCCTGGCATGATTTACGACGGCTTAAAACCGGGTGAAGAAGTCGGCATGATCAAATCAGACCGACCCAACCCCAACCTACAATCGTTTCGCAATGGACAATTACGTGCGGTTTCTGCAGGCAGTCGGGGCAGTTATTCCAGTATCGCTCGTGACTATAACGGTACGTATAGCGCTCAGCGACAAGAGCTGGTGGAGTCATTTGAAGGTTATAACATTTTCCAAGATACCTTTGTGGCAGGTATTAGCCGTCCGATGTATCGCAATTGGTTAAAAATGGCGATAGCCAGTGGTGTGATAGTGGTTCCTCCAGATGTTGATACTAAATCCCTGTTTAATGCGGTTTACAGTGGCCCTGTGATGCCATGGATTGATCCGAAAAAAGAGTCTGAGGCATGGAAAACCTTGTTACGCGGTGGTGCGTCAACAGAAAGTGACTGGATACGAGCTAAAGGGGGCAACCCTGCGGATGTAAAACGTCGTCGTAAAACCGAAATTGACGAAAATAAACGATTAGGACTGGTATTTGATACTGATCCTTCTAATGACAAAGGGGCACAAGATGCTAAACAACAAGAAATCGATGACGATGCCTAAAATGTCGGGGCCAGTAAATCAAAAAAGCTGGTTTCGCATGCAGGTTAAAGAAGACCAAACTGCGGATATCTATATTTATGATGAAATCGGTGGATGGGGAATTAGCGCAAGACGCTTTACGGAAGATTTGCTCTCGATGGGTAATCTCAGCCATATCAATCTGCATATTCACTCACCGGGTGGTGAGGTGTTTGATGGTATCGCCATTTATAACCAACTTAAAAACCATTCGGCAACAATCACGGTTTATATCGACGGTTTGGCCGCATCAATGGCGTCGGTCATTGCGATGGTCGGTGACACGGTCATAATGCCAAAAAATGCCATGATGATGATCCACAAACCATGGGGCGTTTCATGGGGTGACGCGAATGATATGCGTGAATATGCCGACTTGCTCGACAAGTTGGAAAACGTACTTATTCCTGCTTATGTCGCTAAAACAGGAAAAACAACAGAAGAAATTACTGCCATGTTAGAGCAGGAAACATGGCTTGATGGTGACGAGTGTGTTGAACACGGTTTCGCCGATAAAGTGATTGAGCCAGTAAAAGCAATGGCAAGTCTTACATCTAAACGAATTGAGGAATTTTCATCTATGCCAAGTGCAATTAAAAATCAAATTACCCCTAAAAACACGACCACACCTATTCAACAACCTATTACAGCCCCAGCACCAGAGCCTCAACCTAACGTCACCTATGCTGATGAACAAGTGCGCTTAAATGGTATTAAAGATTTATTTGCCATGTTCGGCGGTCGTCATAATGATTTGATGATCACTTGTTTAGCGGATGCGAGTTGTTCTGTTGAGAAAGCGCGTGAGCAATTACTTAACACGGTTGCACAACAACAAAATCCTGAGCCATCAAATAAAGATAATGCACACATTTACGCAGGAAACGGCAATATCGTCGGTGACAGTGTGCGCGCCTCTGTGATGGCGCGTGCGGGTTATCAGGATTATGAGAAAGATAACGCCTTTAATAGCATGACACTGCGTGAATTAGCGCGCGCATCACTGACAGAACGTGGTGTTGGTGTGGCTACGTATAATCCGATGCAAATGATTGGAATGGCATTTACGCACAGCACCTCTGATTTCGGTAATATCCTACTGGATGTCGCGAATAAAGCGATTTTACTCGGTTGGGAAGAAAACGAAGAAACCTTTGAAAAATGGACGAAAAAAGGGCAACTCAGCGACTTTAAAACCGCACATCGTGTTGGTCTAGGCGCATTCCCTTCCTTACGTGAAGTGCGTGAGGGGGCTGAGTATAAGTATGTTACGCTCAATGATAAAGGCGAAACCATCGCGCTGGCTACCTACGGTGAGTTATTTAGTATTACCCGTCAAGCCATCATCAATGATGATATGAATATGCTGACGGATGTACCAATGAAGTTTGGTCGTGCAGCTAAAGCAACAGTCGGCGATTTGGTGTATGCGGTACTTATCGACAATGAAAAAATGAGTGATAAAAAAGCACTATTTAGTGCCGATCATAAAAATATGATCACTGGCGGGATGGATGTAGAAACCATCAGTGCGGGTCGTACCGCTATGAGTCAACAAAAAGAAGGCGAGCGTACACTCAATATTCGACCTGCCTTTATGTTGGTACCGACCACACTAGAAACACAAGCTATCCAAGTGGTTAAATCAGGTAGTGTGAAAGGCGCAGATGTTAATTCTAATATTATTAACCCAGTGCGTGATTTAGCCGAAATTATTGCTGAGCCTCGTTTAGATGATGCGAGTGAAAAAGATTGGTATATGGCATCACGTCAAGGTAGCGACACCATTGAAGTGGCGTACTTAAATGGGATTGATGTGCCGTATATTGATCAGCTTGAAGGCTTTACCTCAGATGGTGTCACTACAAAAGTACGTATTGATGCGGGTGTAGCGCCAGTTGATTATCGTGGTCTGCTGAAAGTCTCCGGTAAATAAGACGTCTTTTTTCTTCGTTTTACCCTGATGCCCTGATGGGCTTTTTTTATATCTAAAATCCGGTGCCTCGGCATCGGAAGGAGTTTTTATGGCTAAAAATTATGTACAACAGGGCGGCACAATTGCTCTGGTTAATAGCACAAAAGAGATCATTAAAAGTGGTCAACTGGTGCACGTTGGTGCCATTGCTGGTGTTGCGATTACCGATATTCAACCTAGTGAAAAAGGGGATGGTTTCTCAGAAGGTGTTTTCTTGCTGAACAAGAAAGCCGGTATTGCCTTAAAAGCCGGTGCGACTGCTTTAGTTAAAGATAATGTCGTGGTGGATACAGGTGGTACACCTGCTGGTGTTGTTTGGGATGATGCGGATGCATCGAGTGAAAATGTCACGGTTAAACTGAATGTGTTTGCGCCAGCGGGTACGCCATAAGGCAGGAAACGATGAATCCATTTGAACGGTTGGTAAAAAGAATGGATAACGTGACCGAAGAACGGATGGGGGTTCCCATCCGTGTCAATGGTGTTTTTTATCAAGCACTTGAATCTCACTTTATCCCTGAATTGGGGCCGATGAGTGGTGATGGGGTGAGTTATGTTATTTTTTCGTCAACCTATCAACCTGACCGTAAGGATCCTGTTGAAATTGATGGAAAAACTTACCAAATCACGCGATATCAAAAGTTTAATGGTAAACCACATATTTGGATTAAATAGGTGGGTGATATGAAAGGGTTAGAGCAAGCCATTAAAAACCTAAATAGCATTAATGATGAAATGGTACCGAAAGCAACGGCAATGGCGATCAACCGTGTTGCTCGTCGTGTCATTAGCCACAGTGTTAAACGAGTTTCAGCCGAAACCAAAGTGCCTCAACGTCTGATCCGTCAACGTGTTCGACTTAATCGAGCGAGTAGTCGCTATAAAACACCTCGCGCTAGGTTAGTGATAAACCGGGGTAATTTACCTGCCATTGCGTTGGGTAATGCGCGCGTTCAATTATCAAGAAAACGAGGTAATCAAAAAGGATCTGGGAGTGTGCTGAAAGTGGGCAAATTTTCTTTTCCTAATGCCTTTATTCAACAGCTTGATAATGGGCGCTGGCATATTCTTCAGCGCGTTGGAAAAAGTCGTTATCCTATCGAAGTAGTTAAAATTCCGCTTGTCACACCATTAACAACAGCTTACACCGAAGAGTCAGAGAAGCTTATTGAATCTGATATGTCTAAAGAAATGGCGGCGGCCTTAAAGCAACAATTACGGCTTTATATAAAAGGGAGGGTTTGGTGATCAAGCACACGCAGATCCGACACGCAATTAAAGAGGCGATTGAACCTCATGCCAATGGGGCGACAGTATTTGATGGTCGCCCTTTTTTTGTGGATGAAAACGAATTCCCTGCGGTTGCCGTGTATATCACGGATGCTGTCTCAACAGGTGAAAACCTTGATGAAGACAGCTGGCAATCGATTGTTCACATAGAAGTTTTTCTCAGTGCGAATAGCCCTGATGCTGAATTAGATAAATGGGTTGAAGCCGTGATTTATCCCGCACTGACCTCCATTCCCGCACTGTCCGATCTTATCGAAAATATGACCCCTAACGGCTACGACTACCATCGTGATGAAGAAATGGGGTTATGGGGTTCTGTCGATCTCAATTATCAAATTAGTTACTCAATGTAAAAGGAATCATTATGCCTACACCAAACCCATTGGCACCCGTAAAAGGTGCTGGTACCACGCTTTGGATTTATAGCGGTACCGAAGACCCATTAAAAGCGCCATTCGACGATACAGATTGGACGCGACTGGCAAAAATTAAAGAGTTACAGCCCGGTGAAATTACCGCGGACAGTTATGACGATACCTATCTTGACGATGAAGACGCAGACTGGAAAGCCACTGCACAAGGTGAAAAATCAGCCGGTGAAGCCAACGTTACGCTGGCGTGGAAACCGGGCGAGCAGGGACAAAAAGATCTGGTTGATTGGTTCCAGCTGGGTGATGTTCGCCACTACCGTATTCGTTATCCAAATGGTGCTGTCGATATTTATCGTGGTTGGGTCAGTTCACTAGGAAAAACAGTACCGGCAAAAGAAGTGATCACCCGCACAATTAAAATCACCAACAGTGGTCGTCCAGCCCTTGCAGAAGAAATTAAATCAGCTTCAGAGCAAGGCAAAAGTGCGCCCGTTATTAAAAAAGACAATGAATAAAAGGTAACAGTATGTTTTTAAAGAAAAAAGAGTTTACTTACGGTGGTAATTCTGTTGCGTTATATGAATTGTCAGCACTTCAACGCATTGAATACTTTGATTTTTTAGTCGAGCAATCAGAAAAAAACGACGATATTGAAAAAGTGGAAGGTGTTAAAAAAACAGCCCTGATTATACGTGTGAATACAGAATCGAACGCCTGGTTAGTGTCTCGTTCATTAGCACATGGTGAATCAGATGATGTTGAGCAAATTTACAATGATGTTCTTTCCTCATGGAATCCTGAAGCTCTAGGCCTAGCAGCTAAAGAAGTGCTGGTGATTAGTGGAATGGCACAAGTTGAACGCGCGGAAAATGAAAATATTCAAAGTGATGCACAGGAAGAATCACTGGAAAAGTAGTTGCCCGTGAACATCAATTTATCCTGCGCCTGTCGCATGAATTTAAACGTGCTGATTGGCGCAGGATGCTCAGCGAAATGACGGCGACCGAGCTCGCTGACTGGTTACACTTCTTTAATGAAACTCCCTTCACCATCCAACTTATCGATCATGCTTTTTCTGGTCTTAACTTTACTGTCGCCAGTGTTTTTGGTGGCAGTAGCAGTTTATCACCAGAAGATTTCAGCGTGTTGTTACGTAAACCAGCCGTTGATATGGACGATGAGACCATGATGGCGGTAAGTGAAGGGATAGCGGGCGGAGTACGATATGAGCCAACAAATAGCGGATCTCACGATTAATTTAGGCGCTGAAACAGCCGATTTTAGCCAGCAAATGGGGCGTGTTGAACGTCAACTGCAAGAAACCGCAGAAAAAGCCGAAGCCAGTCAACGACGCATGGCTCAAATGGTTGAACAACAGGCGCAATCTGCTCGCGCTTCAACAGAGAGTACTGCGCAGTCTCTTCAAGAACTTAACAATCAACAAGAAATCTCTCAACAACAAAGAGCTGATTATTATCAGCGAATTGCTCAAGAAGAGGCACGTTCTGCTGTTGAGTCACGTAAACAAGCTGATGCTTTTTTAGAGCAAGCTCAAAGTGTGGGGCAAACGAGAAATGCACTCGAACAACTCACTGATGTTTTAAATAAGTCAACAAACGCTTATGACAAACTCAAAATTACAGGTGAGCAATTCGCCGAAATTCAAAATGTCACTAAATCAAGAATAAGGGCAATACAAGATCAGCAAGACGCGAATACTGAGAGATATTATAAACAAATTGAAGCCGTCAAAGGCCTATCCGGCAGTGAATCGGCATTAAGAGCCATTCAGGCTCAGTTAAACCAAGAAGTGAAGAAAGGCACTATCCATCAGCGAGATTATCAGGTGCTTATTTCTGCTATTACTTCAGAGTCAATGAAGTTACGCCGAGAAGAAGAGTCTCTGACACAACAAAAAACACGATTTATTCAGCGGTTAAAGGAACAAGTTGCCACTCAAAATTTAAGTCGTGAACAGATGTTGCGTTATCAAGCGTCTCAGTTAGGTGTCAGTTCTTCAGCTGAGATCTATATTCGTCGATTATCTGAATCGAACAAAGAAACTAAAGAGTTTGATAAAAACAGTAAGTCATTATCTGGTCGTCTTCAGGGGATTGCTAATTCCTTTAATATGGGCTCACTGGTTCGCGGTGGTATTTGGGGCGGGATCACTGCCGGTTTAACGGGCGTCGCAAAATTAGCTTATGATGCAGAAAGAGAGTTTTCTCAATTTAATAAGCAGTTGATATTAACCGGTAACTACGCCAATAAGTCAGCCAGCCAATTAAATGAAATGGCGCGAACCCTTGCGGGTGGCGGTATTACGCGTGGTGAAATGGCATCATCCATTTCGAGTGTTGTCGGTACAGGCGTATTTTCAAATAATGAGATTTCCCGTGTTTCAAAAGCGGCCGCACAGATGAATTACATCACAGGGCAGGCGATTGATACCACGATTGATCAGTTTAAACGCTTGCAAGATGAACCACTTCAAATGTCGCTTGAATTAGAAAAAGCGAATCACCACCTTACAGCATCCCAATTAGAGCAAATCAGAACGCTCGAATTACAAGGTAATAAAACCGAAGCAGCACGATTAGCAATTGATGCTTATGCGCAATCTATCAATGATGGTGCTAATGAAATACCTAACAAACTGCTAACAATAGAAGATGCCTGGGTTCGCATTAAAAATGCGACTAATCAGGCTAAAGATGCTGTACTTCGTTTTAAGCTCGGAAGCTCTTTACAAGATGAGATCCGTGAACACGAAGAAATGCTAGTTAATTTTCAGTTAAACCCATTTACCGTGAAGCTACATCATGACAGAACAGGGCAAACAGTTGAGGATGTTAAGGCTAATTTAAGCAAACTGAGGGGGCAACTCTATGATTTAGAAAAACCGGAAAAAGAAGCTCAAGCCATAAAAAATAATGAGCAATTAGAAGTAAATAGGTTAAGGATAAGAGATGAGTTAGAGAATAGATATGCAGATCGAGAAATTAGAAGAAACAAGGAACTAGCTCAATTAGAGGCAAAAAAATGGACGTTAAGTACAGAAGAATTTAAAAAATATGAAACAGAAATCAATCGTCGATGGAGGGATCACAAACCACTCCAACCACCTAAAATCAAACCTTATAAAGTTTCTGCTGGAGATCGTGAAGAGGAAAAAGCTTCTCGCGATTTACTCTCATTACAAGCCCAGTTAGAAATTCTTAAAAAACATCAAAGCGCTAATGATGTTATCAGTCAACAACGCAAGGATCTTCAAAAAGAGCAGGCACAATTTGCAATTTTAGAAGAAGCGCAATTGACACGCCGATTAACTAACGCCGAAAAATCTTTATTATCAAATAAAGAAAATATTCTTGCTCAAAAGGAAAAACTTGCATTAGTGGGTGATGAAGTTGCTTTGCAAGAGCGTTTAAATAAGATGCAAGATCAGGCTGATAAATATATTGCTCAACAATCGGAAAAACGTAAAGCGATTGAAGAAAGTATGGGTAAATCAGCAAGAGAGCAACAACGTTACTTAGAACGAGCTCAACTTCTTGCAGGTCAAAAAGAGAACCCACAGCTAAACAATATGTTAGCCGAGCAACAAAAAACCTATGAAGTTGAAGATCAGAAGCGTGCTGATTGGTTAGCGGGTGCCCAAACAGCATGGGGCAATTATAAAGACACCGCGCTTGATGTTAACTCTCAAGTGCAAAATGCAACATCAATGGCACTCAATGGGTTTAGTAGCCAGTTAACCAACGTGTTATTTGAAGGTGAAGCCAATTTCAAAGACTTTACAAAATCAATTCTCAAAATGCTAACTGATATTTTAATTAAAATGTCTTTAGTCAAAGGAATAGAAGCGATGGGCTTTGGTTTTAGCGCACCAGTTGCGAATGCGGACGGCGGGGTTTACAACTCAGCAAGCCTAAGTGCTTACAGTGGGCAGATCGTGCATAAGCCTACTATGTTTGCTTTTGCAAAAGGCGCGGGCTTGATGGGAGAGGCAGGCCCAGAAGGTATTTTCCCTCTACGACGTGGTGCTGATGGAAAGCTGGGTGTTATTGCGAAAATACCTAATCAGGGAGGAGGTGTTACTCAGCATTATCATATTAATATTCAAAATGACGGTAGCAATGGTCAGATAGGTCCTGAAGCATTGAAAAAAGTTTATGAAATCAGTAAGCGAGGTGCTCAGGACTATATTATGAGCCAGCGTCGTGATGGTGGAGCTATGTAGATGGAATCATTTAAGTGGAAAGTTAAACCTGATATGAAAAAGGAGTTTGAGCCTCGAGTAAAATCAGTGAAATTTGGCGACGGTTATGAACAGCGTCGCCCTGACGGTATTAATAATAATCTAAAAAAGTACAATGTAACGCTAATCTATATAAATAGTGAAAGCTTGCGGATTGAGTCATTTTTAGAAAAACATGCTGGTGTCACCGCATTTTTATGGAAGCCACCTCACCAATCAGGCTTAATTAAGGTAATATGTCGAAAGTGGTCATCATCAGTTGGAATGATTAGAACTGAAATAACAGCTGAATTTGAACAGACTTTGTTTTAATTATGCTGATTGATAAAAATAACTTTAATGAGGGTGATATGAAAAGAGTATTATTTGGTGCGATAGCATTGTTAACATGTTCTTATTCCTTTGCTATTGATGAAATTACAGTTATCGATCATGCAAAACAAGAAGCCTGTAAAAGTAATGTTGAGTGTGAAAAATACTTTGTAGATGCTATTGGTATTGTATCTATGATCTCACGTTATCATGGTGAGTGTGTTGTAGACAATGATAGCTCAAAGCAATGCAAGGATGCCGAAAAAATATATAAATACATCATGACTCAATATGATAAAAATAACTAATTGTTATATAAGTTATTTTACTTTAGATTATTGAAATAAGGAATAATGGTGAAAAATATAATACTAACAGTTTTGTTATTTACTTCATTTAGTGTAATTGGTAGTGAAAATATATCGTTAGGAAAATGGATCATAACTAAAGAAGAGAATAGATTAACTGATAAAATAGATTATTTTGCAATATTACCACCTAAAAGTGGTGATGGGGCGTTAGTATTAAGATGTGTTGATAATAAGACTGATGTATTCCTTGCGACAGATGATTTTATAAGTTTGGATGATTATAGTAAAGTTACTATTAGAATTGATGGGAAGAAAGCATATACCGAAAGATGGGAAATAGGCGGGGATAATGACACCTTGTTTCCTTTAAATCCGATACAATTTATAAAAAAAATAAATAATAGTAATAAATTAATTATTGGTTATAAGCCATATGATAGAACCCAAGCTGTAAGCGAATTTAAAATTGATTATATAGATGAAGTTTCAAAATCGGTATCAAAATACTGTGGATGGAAACTATAAAAAATCATATTAATTGTATTATTTTAAATATTTACGAAAATTATAATAAGCCACCTTTTTCGGGTGGTTTTTTATTGGAGCTAATATGCAACATATTCCTCCTGAAATGCGAATTAGTGTTATCGAACTCTCCTCCACTGATGCTTTGCTTGAGCTTTACGAATTTGATTTAACCAAAATAGGCGGTATTCGGTACCGCTTTTTTGATGGACTCAATCAGCGTAAAGAGCCGTTAATCTGGCAAGGAAACACCTATGAACCTTATCCAGTGAAAGGTGAGGGATTTACCTTCAATGGCAAAGGGCCATCAGGACGACCCACTATTACATTGTCGAATTTATTTGGGCTGATTACGGGGATTGCCAGTCAACTAGATAGTGCAATCGGTGGGCTGGTGGTACGTCGCATTGTCAGTACCCAATTTTTAGATGCTGTCAATTTTCCCCAAGGTAATCCTAATGCCGACCCGTCACAAGAGATTGTGACACGTTGGATCATTGAACAGATGACCAGTTTAAATTCAGTGACCGCCACTTTTATGTTGGCAACGCCCAGTGAAACCGATGGGTTGATGCTTCCTGGTCGCGTTATTTTGTCGGATATCTGCCCTTGGGGATATCGCTCAGAAGAGTGCGGATATAAAGGTGCTCCTGTTGCTGATGAATGGGGAAAACCAACCACCGATCCGTTAAAAGATAAATGTGGTAAACGTCTGAGTGACTGTAAGCTACGAAAAAACGAATCCCGCATAGGGGCATTTGTCTCGACTTCCCGCATTGGTAATAGTTAATTCCCTTCTGAGGTGTTTCTCATGATTGAACAAGCAATTTTGGCGCATGCAAAAGAGCAAGCGCCCTTAGAGGCGTGTGGCTTATTGGTAAGTACCGCGCAGGGTGAGCAATATTTACCTTGTATTAATCAACATGCCGATCCGAAAAACCACTTCACGATTTCTTTTGATGATTTTATTCGAGCCGAACACCAGGGCGAAGTGATTGCGGTTGTCCACAGTCACCCTGATGGTCAGCCTTATCTCAGTTCCTTAGACCGCCAACTGCAAGTGAACAGCGCATTGCCGTGGTGGGTGGTCTGTGATGAAAAAATTAACCGCTATCAACCGGTGCCTCATCTGTTAGGTCGCCAATTTGCTCATGGCTCAACAGATTGTTATGGGCTGTTTCGTGATGCTTACCATTTGTCAGGACATGATCTACCTGATTTTGAGCGACATGATAATTGGTGGCGACAAGGTAAAGAGTTGTATCTCGATAATATGGTGAGCAGTGGTTTTCGACAGGTCAAAAAAGAGGCACAACCCGGCGATATTATTTTGTGTTGTTATGCCAGCTCTCGCGCTAACCACGCAGGGATCTATTTAGGCAATCAAACGATTTTGCATCACATTCCAAACCAACTGAGCAAACGCGAGGAGTATAACGAACGATGGCAACGAATGACGCACTCAATCTGGCGTTACCGCGATTGGCAACCTTCCGACTTTACGGGAATTTGCAACGATTTGGACGTCGCTTTGATTTAAATGTCAGTACTGCTTCTGAAGGGCTTCACGCGCTTTTCATTCAAATTCCAGCCTTACGTTTAGCGATTCGGGATGGTTGGTATCAAGTACGCATTGCCGGTACCGATATTTCCCCGCAAGAAATTAACCAAAAATTCAATGAAACCTTACCGGATAACGCGGTCGTCCATATTGTGCCGAAATTATCAGGGGCTAAAAACGTCGGTGTTTTTCAGTTTGTTGCGGGTGCTGCCTTATTTTCATTGGGATGGTGGGGGCCAGCGTGGATCTCCGCAACAGTGGCGACTTCTTTGATGGCAGGTGGTGCAGCCATGATGATTGGTGGTGTCGCTCAAATGCTGATCCCCGCGCCTAAACCCCCTAATTTATCTCGTGGTGATGAAGAAAAAGGCAATACCTATTTTAGTAATCTGGATAACGCGGTTGCACAAGGGATGCCGGTGCCCATTGCGTATGGCGAAATTATGTGTGGTTCACGCGTCATTTCACAATCCGTTGAAATTATGGATGACAGTGACGGCGAAGATATCGATGCCGGCAAACACGGCGGTTAAGAGGAGTTTGTATTATGGGTAAAGGTGGTGGTGGTCAAAAAACACCGTATGAGGCACCAAACGATTTAACATCACGCCAAAAAGCCTCATTAATTGATTTAATCAGTGAGGGACCGATTGAAGGTCCTATTCATGTTCAAGGCTCGATGGATGATTTAGGGTGTATTTATTTGGATGATACGCCTGTGATAGACGGCTCTGGCAATAGCACCATTAATGGGATGTATGCACAATGGCGAGCAGGGACATTAGAGCAACCGGCAATGAGTGGCTTTACCGCGTCTGCGAATGAAGTGCCGGTGGGTATCGAAGTTAAATATAATTCCCCCGTCACTCGTACTATTACCTCACCCAATATTGACCGTTTACGTCTAACCTTTGGTACGCAAGCACTGGTTGAAACCAAAGATAATGGTGATCGCGTACCGACTTCTGTTCAATTACAAATCCAAGTTCAGCGCAACGGGGCATGGATAACAGAGAAAAATGTCACGATTAATGGCAAACGCTCTAACTCACCTTATTTGATGGCCGTTGTGTTGGATGATTTACCGCCCGTTCCGTTTAGTGTGCGCATGATCCGTATCACTCAAGACAGCACTTCTGACAAAATTCAAAATAATACCGTTTGGTCGAGCTATTCTGAGTTAGTGGATATTTCACAAACTTATCCGGGGTCTGCTGTTGCTGGATTAATGTTTGATAGTGAACAGTTTGGTAATAAATTTCCTCGCCGTAATTATTTAATTAAAGGCCGTATCATTCAAGTACCGAGTAATTACGATCCGGATAAACAGATTTATACAGGCATTTGGGATGGCACCTTTAAACCTGCATTTACCAACAACCCCGCATGGATATTATGGGATTTATTAACTCATCCACGTTACGGAATGGGAAAACGCCTCAATATTAGTGAGGTCGATAAATTCGCTCTGTATGCGATTGGTCGTTATTGTGATGAGCAGGTTGATGATGGGTTCGGTGGAAAAGAACCACGCATGACGTGTAATGCTTACATTACGGATATGCGCAAGGCCTATGATGTCATGGGCGATATGTGTGCCATGATGCGCATTATGCCTGTCTGGAATGGGCGAGCATTAACCTTTATTCAAGATAGACCGTCTGATGTGGTGTGGCCTTATACCAACGCCAACGTGATTGATGGTAACTTTCAGTATAGTTTTAGTGCATTAAAATCGCGTCATACTGCTGTCGAGGTTCGCTTTATTGATCCCGATAATGGCTGGAAAACCAGTGTCGAGTTGGTTGAGGATGATGCCAGCATTGCCCGCTTTGGGCGTAATGTGATGCGCGTCGATGCCTTTGGTTGTACTAGCCGAGGGCAAGCCCATCGTCATGGTCTTTGGTTATTAACGACTGAAAAATTAGAGACACAGACGGTTGAGTTTACTGTCGGCAGTGAAGGTTTACGCCACATGCCGGGTGATATTATCGAAATAGCCGATAACTATTACGCAGACAATCAAATTGGTGGACGTCTAACACACATTGATTATGCCTCTCAAACGTTAACTTTAGATCGTAATATCGACACACCAAAAAGTGGTAAATCAAGCGTCACACTCATTAGTACACAAGGTGATCCGCAATCGTATGAAGTGATGAGTTATCCCGCATCCAATCAAATAAAGCTAGATACCTTACCGTTAGGATTAAAAGATGGAGGAGTTTGGACGTTAACGCTCCCGTCTTTACGTCGCCGATTATTTCGTGCCATCAGTTTGGCAGATAATGGTGATGGTAGTTTTACGGTTATCGCAGTGCAACATACACCCGAAAAAGAGGCGATTGTTGATAAGGGTGCTAAGTTTGAACCCAAGCCCGATACGCCACTGGGTGGATTTATTTCACCGGTTGAAAATCTTTCTGTGGATATCGAATCGGATGCGAGCGCGTGGCAAGTTGAAGCCAGTTGGAATACGCCTTATTCCAGCCGAGGAGTCGATTTTTTATTAAAACTCACTACGGGTGATCGCATTGTTGGAACAGCGTCAACTACTGACACGATGTATCGTTTTGGTGGTTTGCCTCAAGGAAATTATGTTTTATCCGTCGTGCCTCAAAATGATCGGAAACAAAAAGGCGAGGTGGCCACAACGTCATTCGCGATTAATCCACCATTACCACCGAGTTATATTGAAGTGGAGTCAGGTTATTTTAGCCTTGGGATTATTCCGCGTTCTGGTGGTCAAAATAGCTTACGAGCACAGTATGAGTTTTGGTTTTCAGAAAAGAAGATCACTGATATTCATGAGGTGGAAAATCGTGCTGAGTATTTAGGTATTAGTTCTATGTGGGTTATTCAAGGCCGAAACTTAAAGGCAGGGCATACCTATTATATTTATGTTCGTAGTGTGAATGCCGTAGGAAAATCAGTATTTGTTGAAGCAAAAGGGGAACCAGATAGTAATACAAAGGAGATCTTAGATGAGTTAGATGGTTATTTCATGACAACTGAAGCTGGAAAACAACTCGGTAAGCGTTTAGATTGGAATGCAGAAACTGCGCTAATTCTCAGTAATGCGGACTCTCAGCTATCACGCAGTTTGTTGGTGAAACATGGGCAATCTCAAGCGGGCATTCGCGAGTTATGGCAGGTTCGCGCAACTGATAGCGAGGCGTGGGCACAGGAAGTTAAAGAGATTTACTCCGCTGTTGGTGACAACAAATCTGCAATTAAAGAGACGCAAACATCTATCACTAAACTAGATGAGGCCATCGGCCAGCGTTTTACTGAGATTCGTACGGAAATGGATAAGGCTCAGGCCGATATCATTTCAAACTCTACTGCCATCTCTAACACAAATAAGGCTTTCGCTGAAAATAAAACACAAGTTCAGGCTAAGTTTGATAAACAAGAAGGCATGATTCAGGAGAAGATGCAAGCCACCTTTAATCAAGCTGGTGATGGTGTTGTCACTCATTCCATCAATATCACGATTGTTCATAACAACGTGAAATACAATGCGGCAGGGCAAGTCATTAGCGCTCAGGTTAAGAATGGTAAGTTGGAATCATTTTTTGGCTATAACGCCAATAACTTCGCTTGGTAT